CGCGGCAACTGACGTACTAACTACTTCACTTAGCTTTGTCGTAAATGATGGCTCAGTAGGCCGAGCTTAACCGAGAGAACAGGGCAACCATTATGCAATATAACATCACAACAAAACAAGGCAATAACTACATAGTGAGCGATCAATCAACATGGCTTTGGATTGAGATTGAAAGAGATCTCGGATACACAGTCACTCAAGCAGCTGAAAAGATTAGCCAAGGATCATTGGATGTAATCACTTGCATGCTTTACAAAGCAGCCAAGGCAGCAGGAAAAACAAATTTACCTAACCAGCAAGTGTGGGTTGTAAATGAGTTTGAGGGCTTTGAGGTGGTTGAGGAAAGCCCAAAAGAGAGTTAAGGGATTTACTGGTGCGGATAGCAGTATCCACTGGGATACCCCTAAATGATCTGTTGTACTGGTCGCTCGCAGACGTAAGCACAGCAATTTCGCTGATACGAGAAAGGAATGGGCATGGCTGAGGGTAGAAGCACTATCACAATCAAGCCCGATCTTGGTGACTATCGCGGATTACTAAAGGCACTAAGCCAAATGGACAAAGCATCACAAGCGCAATTAAAGAATGATGTGTATTCCATTAGCTCATGGGTTGCTGGTGGCATCAAAACATCTGGCTATGTAGGCGCAAGATTCCCGGCACAAGCAGCTATTGTTGCAGCTACAGTCAGGCCAGCCAGAGATAGAGTCCCAACAATCTATGTTGGTGGGGCAAAAGGTCGAGCATCAGGTGGCGCAAACGCTGGCCAGTTGTTGTTTGGTAATGAATTTGGTGGCGAGCGTAACGCCAAGGGCAGTCTGTCCACATTCCCTAATGGTGGCTTTAAGTTTCCAGAGCGCACTGACCGAGAGGGCAGGGGCAACAAGGGTTACTGGATCTTTCCAACTCTTAAAGAAATGCAGCCAACAATTAAGAAACGCTGGCAAGAAGCCTGTGTCAAGGTACTTGATAATTGGGCAAGGAATTCATAATGGCCGATACACGCACACTTAAACTGTCCCTACTTGCAGATGTCAATAAGTTTCTTGCAGGCATGGACAAGGCCGACAAAGGCACAAAGAATTTTAGCTCATCCATTGGCAAATACTCAAAGGCTATGGCCAAGTCTTTTGCGATTGCTGGCGTAGCTGCTGGCGCGTATGCACTCAAGTTAGGTGTAGATGGTGTTAAGTCAGCAGTTGAGGATGAAGCAAGCCAAAAGAAACTGGCGAAAGCATTAAAGAATACTACTGGCGCAATTGATGATCAGATAGCAGCCAGCGAGGAATACATTAAGAAGCAACAACTGCAATTTGGTATTGCCGACACTAAGTTGCGCCCGGCATTAGCCAACCTTGCCCGAGCTACTGGTGACCTTACGGAAGCACAGAAACTCAACAATCTTGCAATAGACATAAGCGCAGCCACAAATAAAGATTTGGAAACTGTGTCATTGGCCCTAGCCAAAGCAAGTTTAGGTAACCTAGGCGCATTAACTAAACTTGGTGTGCCATTAGATGCCAACATCATTAAGACAAAAGATTTTGACAAGGCCGTATCTACACTTACAGCAACATTTGGTGGATCAGCCAAAGCCAACACAGAAACATTTGCTGGCCAGTTAGCAATTCTTAAAGAAACTTTTGGCGAGATTCAAGAGGACATTGGCTTTAAGTTAATACCTAAACTAAAACTATTACTGCAAAATGTATTGCTAGTTGCCAAAGGATTTAGTGGCGAGGATCCAGAGGGACTTACTGCCAGAGCGCGTGAACTTGCAGGTGCATATCAGGGCAACGGCGCAAGCAGCCTTGGCGGCGCATTAAGGGCAGTGACAGATGCTTTTGGTAAATTGTTCGGCACGATCACAGAGGATGGTGACCCGGCAACAAACAGCCTTACAAAGTTGGCAAATGCTCTTGAAAAGGTTGCTAATGCCTTAGAAGCAATAGAAAGAAACTACAACAAACTAGCCAAGGTTGGTAGGTTTATACAAAACCCATTGAATCTAGATTTGCCAGAAGCAGGATTTACCAAAAGAACATCTAGTAACACATCAAATGCCAATACAACTATCAACATAAATGGGGCAGTAGATGCCAATGGCACACGCCGACAATTAGAGCAATTATTTAAGACCTCATCACGCCAGATGGGATTAGTTAATCTGAATGGCGCAAGATTGTGACGGTTTACACGCCAATACTTGAGATGAACCGTAATGGCACTGGTTTGACAGATACAGTCATAGACACAGTTTCAATAATTTATGGCAGGCAAGATGTGCAGGATCAGCCATACCCAGCCACTATGAATTTGAGATGTTATAGCAACATTGGCACAAATTTAGATTTTTTATTAGATGATGAGATTCAATTTTTAATAGACAGCACAGCTTGTTTCACTGGTTACATATCACAAATAGACATAAGCATGTCGGCTGGCATAAACAATCAAAACATTGCTTATTATGATCTTTCTTGTGCAGCGCCATTGGCTTTCTTATCTCGCACAGATGCAACAAACATTACTTTGCCATATCAAACAGACACAATCAGAATTGATGAATTACTTACTCGGGCATTTGCTTTGTTGTGGTCAGATTTAGGATCGCCCAACACAACATCCTTAAAGTGGTCGCAATATACCCCCACTTTGACTTGGGAGAATTTTGAACCGGCATACCCAGTTGCAACAGTCCCAGCAATCAATGGTACTGGTCAGTACACTGTGGCTGCATTAACCTCATCTGCAACAGACACGCTCACGCTATGCCAAGAAACTGCATCATCCGCCAAAGGCATTTTGTATGACACGCAAACTGGCCAAATTACATATGATGACGCATTGCAACGACTCACACCTATACAGACAATTACTGTCACATCCGACATAGTATTAACCGAATCTATGACAAACAGCTTGAACATTGGTGATTTAGTAAATGTCGCAAATGTGCAAATTGCTGACGGCACAACAGCTCAAGCCATTAGTCAATCATCTATAGATCTCTATGGCCCTAGAGTTGCTACAAAAGTGACAATCTTAGAGGACATTAGCAGTGCAGAATCACAAGCGACAGAATATGTTTATTCTCGCTCAATTCCTCAGTATGCAATTAGATCATTTACAGTGCCACTACATATAGATGAAATAGACAATGTAATGCGAGGCGACCTTTTAACCTTGACCCTAAACACTGCCTTAATCTGGCCAGCAGCTCTACTCCCAGAACCCTTAAAACAATACACAGACACAATCAACTTTGTAGAGGGCTGGTCTATAAACGCAAATCGCACTTCAATTTATTTAACTATCTATCAAAGCCCAAGATCATTGACATATGGGCATAAGATGTGGTTAGAGGTATATAATTTACTTACTTGGAATACTTTTGACGTACAAACGGAATGGAAGGATGCCTAATGGCTGGCACTACCGCTAACAACGCTTGGCCTTACCCAACAGACACAGATTATGTTTATTTGGGCGCACAAGCTATTGAAGCACTAGCAGATGGAATTGATACAAGCACTGGTACTGGCTTACTTGCTTGGACTTCTTACACTCCAACATTTACAAACTTCACATTAGGCAATGGAACAATTACACTCGCAAAATTTAAGCAACTTGGCAAACTTGTATTTGTCAAAGTACTTGTCACCTTAGGTTCAACATCAAGTGTAAGTGGTCGTATTGGATTTACATTACCTGTCACAGCAACGTCAGATAATTTTGATAGGAACATTGGAACCGCAGGCCTTACTGCAGGTGCAACCGGCGCACAAGGCTTTGTGGCTATTGGAACAACTACACGCGCTGACTTGTACGCGGTTTTGGCTAGTGGTACTTATACAACTTCCACAAACACATCAAGCACAATTCCCGGTACTTGGACAACCGGCAATACATGGTCTACTGCATTTACTTATGAGGCAGCATAATGATTTGGGTATTTACTTGTGCAACAGTTGATTGCATTTACAATTTAGAGCCAGTTAATTTGTGCAACCCATCTAACCCAGTTATGTGTGGTGCTTGCTTTGCATACACTGATGCAGTAGAAACTGATGTGCCTTGCCCGGTAGTAACTGATGCCATTACCGATTAAGAATGGCAAGATCAGTACCGCCTACAAGAAACTGGGCAAGCACTGGTCAAAGGGCTATCACACAGGCGTAGATTTTGCTGTACCTGTAGGCACACCTGTACTGGCTGTAGCTGACGGATTTATTACCACTGCTACTTGGGGCAAGGCTTACGGCATACAGGTAGTCCAGCGCGTTGCCAAGGGCTATGTAATTTATGCACACCTGAATGCCAAAAGAGTTAAGCCCATGCAGATTGTCAAGGCTGGTCAGCTTATTGGCGAAAGTGGCAATAGTGGCAACTCCACAGGCCCACATTTACACCTTGAGTACCGGGACAATGTCCAGTGGTCAAAGGGCAAGGATCTTGACCCAAAGGAGTTACTGGCATGAGATTATTTATTATCCGCGCTCTAGCACTAGTCCTTTACACAGGCTTAGGCACACTAGGCCTATGTACAGTGCTTGGCATTGAACCATTAAAGGCAGCTGTGATGGCAGCCGTAGTCCCACTATTACTCATACTTAGAGCCACTGCCAAAGGCCTTATGAATGACGGCAAGTTGGATCAGGCCGAAATGGAAGCAGCTATAAACGCTGGGACAAAGCCTGAATGACATGTCAATCATCTACCTTGGACAAATAGCAGCTGCACTACTAGCCATCCTTAGCCTTGCTGGGCTATTAGTAAAGTGGGCAATAGTTAAGCCAATAAAGGCCTACATTGACACTATGACCTATGCCATTCAGCCACATGCCAATGGCGGAAAGTCCTTGCCAGACTTGATAAATAAGGTGGATGCACTACATCTAGTGGTGCAGGAACATTTAGACACAAGGCATGACACGCCCAAATAGGCAAAAGGGCTTGCAGTGTCGGGGCATGTGTGCATAATTAGGACATGGCTACCAAGAGCCATAAATAAAGAATAGGAATCAGGGCATGAATACATATGTACTACTGGCCTACATGGGCATAATGCTTGTCTTAGGCACACTTCTGGGCATCATGATTGAGAATGAACACCACAAACAACAACTAATTAAATTTAGGCGTAATAGCCATGTAGACATTGAGCTACAGATGGCAAAAGATGGCTGGACAATCTAATGGCATTTGACATAAGCAATTACACAACAGTGCAAGAGCGCGTGGCATTGTTTTTTGAGAAGTACCCAGAGGGATCAATACAATTTGAGTACATGGGTGTGATGGATGGTGACCCAACCAAAATGTGGGGCATTGCCAGAGCCTATAGATCACCTGAGGATTTACTTCCGGGTGTAGGTACTGCATCTGAGTTCATCATTGGCAAGAGTCCATACACATTGGGATCAGAGCTGCAGAACCTAGAAACATCATGTTGGGGCAGATCACTTGCAAGCCTTAACATTGGCACATCTAAAGGCCTAAGTAGTAAAGAGGAAATACTAGGCAGTCAAGAAAAGCGATCACCCGGGCCAGCAAAGCCAAAGGCAGTCGAGGTACAAGCCATAGAGCCACCCAGTACAGCCATGGAAGCCGACCCATGGTTTTCTATACCAGCCATGGATGAGGGCGTAGAGGATGAGGAATACACACCACTAGATGTGCCAGCATGCCTACATGGCCCAATGGCTAGACGTAGTGGCATAAGCAAGAAAACGGGCAAGCCGTATGCCGGGTATTTCTGTGACAATGAGCCACAATGCGATCCAAAGTTTGACCGATCATGAGAATTAACTTACTTAAAAGGAAATACGATTTAGGTTTCTTTGACGGCATGGAACAAGCTTTATGGTTTCTGAATGATGAGATGAGTTATGGCAAGAACAAAGCGTATGAGGGTGATGTTCTTAAAAATTATCATGAGTTTTTGGAAAGCCACGTTGAGTATTTGAGGGACAAAGGCCATGACCGATTCTGACATCTTTAGATGCACATGTGGCGGCTGGGTGTACAAGGGCCTTATCTGTTCAGTGTGTGACAAGTGGGGTAAACGAGGATGAGCAAAGATCACAGCCAGCATTGTCACTGTAATTGCAATGACCTATTTGACCTACAGGAAGCCATAGAAGCTGCCCGGGCGTTACACCTAAGACATGAGCCGCGTGATGTGGACTGTTTATTGTGTGGGTCAAAGTCAGAGAATTGTGCCAACTGTAAGTGGCTAAGAGATTGTGTGACATGTGCTGAAACATGGCCTTGTGACACATTCTTAGCATTGGACATACAAAACAATGACTAGATGGGAATTGGAGCATCACCAGTTGCTAAAGGCTCTACTGCGGATCTCACGCAATGTTAGAAACTTTGACTGTGAACACTGTGGAGATCTTGTGTCACAGGTACTTAAGTGCATGGACAAAGACACACCAGACATAAGACAAAGGAGTAATGATGAATGACGAAAAGGAATATGGAAAAGACGATTTATACATCTCGGTACTCAAGAAACTTTACGGTGCTTGGGATGCCGGCAAATACTTTGCAGAGAGCTGCGAGGTATGCAGCGAAACCTTAGCCCCAGTGGACTGTGGAGTAGATCCATACACAGACACGCGACTATGGCTAACTAAATGCTGTGGCATAGTGCAGAGGTATGATCAGAAACTCGGGCCAGAACGATTAAAAGTTAGCCAGCACGACCCCTCAGAAATGCTGACTAACTACCCACTATTATAATCACCTGACTGACATAAATGC